CCGATCCGTATAATGGCAATTTAGATGCCTATACCAAAGTAGAGCCGCCGGTTCATCGGTTTGGCGACTTGCTTACGTTTGAAGATGGAAAATGGGCAGTAGCGCTTTGTGATGAGAGCATTGCTGAGTTGCGCGACAATGTTTTTGCTGAGGTTAAGGCAGAGACAAACCGAAGAGTGAGGACAATTAACGGGAAAGAGATAATCCCAACTGAGTGGGTTCTTAAGACACAGAATTATCAGGATATCAGAACAACCTATATGACGGACTTGCTATGCGGCAAATCTCCAAGCGAAAGCCAGATCACGCAGGAACAATACGAACACGCAGTATCAATGATTGAAAGAAAGGATAAGTACATTAGTTACTATCACACGGTATTGAAGCCTATGATCAATGCAATGACAGTTGAGGAACTGCAAGCGTTTAACCCGTCAAAGAGTGAGTATTGGGAGAATTTTAATGCCGTTGGTAACGCCTAAAAAGTTAATTTTGCCGCCCGGAAATAAGTCAGGGTTGACTGTAACAGCAAAGGTATATGATCAAACGGGCACTCAAGTGGGCGCTACCGTGTCTCTTTCTGAGGAAGGATCGACAAGCATATATAGAGGGGAGATGCCAACAGCATCCCAGGGTGTTTATTTCGTAGAGTTTAAAGATAGCTTTGACAATCACCTTGGCACATACGAAATGAATTGGGATGGCAATGATGAAGTGACCGTTTTTGATACTGCCAGTACCAGTGATTTAGCAGACCTTGAAACCAAAATTGATACTGTAGACAGCAATGTGGATGCTGTATTAGTCGATACAGGGACTAATATTCCATCTCAAATTTCTGGTGTGCCTAGTGATGTGATGTCATCAGCTGTTGAAAGTGGATTCAATGTAGTCAATACGCTGAAGATTTTGCTCTCAGTATTGGCAGGTAAAATCCAGGGTAGTAGTAGTGGAGACGATACTTTTCGAACCGAGGTATTTCGCAGTGTGACTGATGATCGTGATGTGCTTACCTCTAAGACCAATTCAGATGGTGAGCGAGTAGAGATACAAATACATGGGTAAAAGTAAACGCAGCGACAGGCAAGATGATATCTTTTTTGAGACGAAGTCTCAGACTGACAATATAAGTCTGTCCGCTAAGAAAGCAGGCTACTCTCGTCGCAGTGTATACGTGTATCGAGACGCAGATGATGAATTCGCCAAACGATGGCAAGAGGCAGAAGAAGAGTATATTGAACGCCTTGAAATGGCGGCCGATCAGCGTGCAGTAGAGGGCGTTACTGAGCCAGTCTTTTACCAGGGGCAGCAGTGCGGTACCGTAAAAAAATATTCAGATACCCTATTAATGTTCCGTCTCAAGGCCAAAGCACCTGAGAAGTATCGAGACCGCCAAGAAATCAAGTCGGAGCTTTCTGGCCCTTATGGCGGTCCTATCGAAGTTAAAAAAGTAACGGAATTAACTGATGAGCAGTTGGCCGCTATCGCCGCAAGCGGCAGCTAAAGAGCTTTTAAGGCGGAGGAATGCACGTAACTACCTCATAGATTATTCGCGTTATACCTATCCAGGTTATGTTCCTAGCAATCATCATTTTTTGATTGCGGATGCATTGGAACGGGTGGCGGGCGGAGAGATCAAACGCTTAATGATCAATATGCCGCCTCGTCATGGCAAATCGGAGTTAGCAACCCGCCGATTTCCTGCTTACTTTTTAGGTAAAAACCCAGAGAAGTCTATTATATCGGCATCATATAATAATGACCTATCCATGGATTTTGGGCGAGATGTAAGAAACATCATGCGTTCAGATGAGCATACAATGTTATTCCCCAATGTTTCTCTGGCATCTGATAGTACTGCAGCGGGGCGCTGGCATACCAGCAGTGGCGGAGGCTATGTAGCCGCTGGTGTCGGTACGGCGATTACTGGCAGGGGCGCGCATTTATTAATCATCGATGACCCATTAAAAGACAGAGCGGAGGCAGATAGCGCCAACATCCGTGAAAAAGTTTATAACTGGTATCTTTCTACGGCATATACCCGCCTTGAGTCCGAGCTAAAAGAAATCGACCCAGACCCGTTATGGAGTAGCCCCCAAGAAGCTATCGATGATGGTGCAATCCCTTTCGAAGGGGCGGTAATTATTATCCAGACCCGTTGGCATGAGGATGATCTTAGCGGGAGGTTGCTTCTGGATCAGGAAAACGGCGCTGATCAGTGGGAAGTGCTTAACCTGCCCGCGATAAACGACAAGGGTGAAGCGCTCTGGTCTAATAAATACTCTATTGAAAAGCTAATTGAAATTAAATCAGCCCTTACGAATCGCGAGTGGCAAGCTCTGTATCAGCAAGAGCCAACCACCGATGAAGGCGATTTGTTCAAGAGGGACTGGTTTAGCCGCTACAACCTAGGCGAGCAGCCCAGCAACACGCACAAATACCTATCGTCAGATTTTGGTGTAACTAAAGATGGTGGTGATTACACGGAATTTGGCATTTTTGACGTTGATGCAGATTCCAATATTTACATTACCGATTGGTGGTATGGCCAAGAAACATCAGACATATGGGTCAAGAAAAAGATCAGCATGTGTAGGGAACACTCTGTACTGACTGCATTCGGTGAAACCGGCGTGATCAGGCGAGCAGTTGAACCATTAATCAATGCAGAGTGCGAATACCAAAATCATTACCCGCATATTGAATGGATTACACGGACCGGCGACAAGGTTGCCATGTCACGGGTTTTTCAAGGCTTGTGCAGCCAGGGCAAGGTCTATATCCCCAATACAGAATGGGGAGACCGGCTTATTAATCAATTAACCAAATTTCCTAACGCCAAAAATGATGATGCAGTGGACGTATGCACCCTGTTTGGGCTGGCGCTTGATAGCATCATTGGGGCAACACGTCCGCCGCGCGAAAGCGAACGGGTCCGCGACTATTACGAAGATGAAGATGAAGGGCTAGACAATTGGAAAACAGCGTAGACATAAAGAAACTGCGCGCCGACTATGAGGGGGCGCTGAAATCTTATCCATCAGAAAAAGCCACGTCTGCGCGATGCTGTGATTATTACGAAGATCGCCACTGGACCAAGGAAGAGTTAGAGACTTTCAAAAGACGCAATCAGCCAGCCACTCATATCAACCGTCTGAAATCTAAAATCAATAACATGATCGGCATGTTGGAAAGGAAAAATCTCGCACCGAAAGCCTTACCGCGTCCCGAATCTAACATTCATGACGCTGACGCTGCGGCAATGAGCGACGCCATTAAGTTTGTGGTTGATAATACTAAATTTAAAGAAACAAAGCTGGAAGTCGCTAAAGACCTCTATATTGAAGGTCAAGCGTGTGGTGTTGAGCTGATCGTTGATGGCGAGGATATTCTAGTCAACAGACTGCGCAGTGATCGCACATTCGTTGATCCGTATGCGGAGAAACGAAATTACTCAGATGCTCGTTACTTGGGCTGTCATTCGTGGATGGATGTTGACACAGCGGTGGCTCGGTTTGGTGATTTGGTTCATGACGCTAGGGATAAAGAGCTAGAAGAGAGCGGTTATGGTGAACGTGATAAGGAGCTTGGTGTAGACAACTATTATCATTACCAGGAAAAGCGCGTCAAAGTCGTTCAAATGTGGCGTCTAGAGTCGGGTAAATGGTTTGCGTATTTCTTTATCGGAGACACATTGCTGAAACGCGCCGAGTCTCCATATGTGAACGACAAAGGCGAAAGTATTCACAATTTCGTTTTAACCAGCGGCATTATTAAAAAATCGAATGCCAGAGCCAGCTTGCTTGAAACTCTGATACCCCTGCAAGATTCAATGAATAAGGCATCTCAAAAGTTCATTCACCTTATTAGTTCGAAGTGTATTATTGCAGAAAAAGGCGCGGTACTTGGAAAAAACAATAAACAGGTGTTGGAAGAGGTCCAGAAAGCGGCTTCTTTCATTGAGGTTGCCCCTAATAAACGCTTTGAAGTGATCTCAGATCACGAACAAGTCATTCATCTGAGCGGCCAGATTAATTGGCTTAAGGCCGAACTTGATAACTCAGTTGTAAATAGTGCTTTGGCGGGTACCGACACTCGTTCAATGTCGGGTAGAGCATTTTCGCACATAAGCGAAAGTGGCATGAATGAAATAATTGAACCCTTCACATGGATCGGCGATTTTAACCGTGATGTGTACGAGAAAATCTGGTACCTGATCAAACAATCCTGGACCAGTGAAAAATGGCTACGTGTCACCGATGACGAGCAGAATAGCAGACGATTTGCTCTAAACCGTCGCGTTACCAAGGGTCAGTTGATGCTGGAGCGTGCCAAGGCGAGCGGTCAGCAGTTGAGCGCTGATGATGTCGAAATGATGTTTCAGTCTGACCCATCGATGTATCAGGAAGTGGTTTCTAATGATGTCAGCCAAATTGACGTCGATATACTCATTGAGGAAACCCCAGACTTTGTGACAACGCAGGCTGAAGTACTTGAGGGTATGAAGTCAATCATATCCGACCTTCAGGCTAGTCCTAATGTATCTCCAACTGAGAAGAAAGAACTTCTCAAAATGTACATTCAGGCGTCGCCACTGCGTAATAAAGACTCCATCCTTAAAACGC